TAAATCAACTTCAACTTCTTCAGTTCCATTAAACTTAACATGAGGATGATGCGTTAAATGAACTTTAGGTTTTAAGATAGAACTACTTTGCTTTTCATTATCACTCAAATACATTGTTGCAGTGCCAGGAGCAGATCCTAAAGCAACTTGATGACCTTCAATATTAGCATTGAGAGTCATAACTTTCTGAGCGAGGACATCAAAACACTCACTCAATGGTTCAAACAAGACAATATCCTGAATACCATTCTCAATATATTCGGAAATTTCTTCACCATAATGAGCGCCAACATGGATGATTCCTTTAACATCCATATTATATTTTTTTCGTAATCCTGTAAAACTAAGTAGCATTTTATACCTCGATGAAATCACTAAGAATTGTATGTAAGATAGAAGTTTTATGACTGTCTGTTACTTTTAACTCATTATGCCAATTACAGGCATTTCTGAAATGCAAGAACCTTTGATCTGCATGAAGTTCCATCTCATATCCACCATTTGAAATAGATGGATCTTTAAGATTTATACCTCGATAATCATCGGGATATATAACATCCGTTGCCTTAAACTTAATATTCTCATTACGAAGTAATTTATACGTTCCACCACAAGAGTCCAGCATTTGACCCTCAACTGCTTGTGGATAGAAATCAAAATCAAGATTGTCAAGTGAGGACTTCTTAAAGAAAATTAAACCCTGCCAAACATATTCAACATTTCCTCTGGTTTGAATCAGACCAGAAAGATCATATCCTTCCATAAATTGAGAAACATTTAAATCCTCAATCAAAAAAATGTCATGATCTAGAAGTATTGCAATAAAATCCTCATCATCAGGTTTGATGAAGTTATCATAAGTCCACTGAATAGCATTAGAATTATAAAAACTCGGAGTATTACCTGGTTGTGAAATATGATGGTGAAGAGGTATATTATTCTCTTCACAGATTTTTGTAAATTCTTCTAGATATTGATTATCCCGAGTATCATAAACTACATGAAACTCAAGATCATCTTCGATATATGTTTTAAAAGAATCAATCTGATATTGTAAGATATCGGGTCGATTAAAGGCAATAGTAAAAATCTTAACTCGCATAATGATCTAATAAAATTTGCACCGTTTTTTGTGGAGAAAGTTCTCTATCTACAAAATCTTTTGGTGTGTAGTTATCTAGGTTAGAATAAAACCTGCCAAATACATCTTCGATTTCTTCTGGTCTAGTAATTTTTTCACCACACTCATTAGACCAATAAGGAACTGAAGTTGCTGATACAGCATATTCTTGCCCCATATGATCCCAGACAGGTTGATCCAAAACAAACAATGGTTTGTTTGCTGCCATCATTTCCTGAGTGGCAATTCCTTGGCTTTCTGTATTATCAATTATAACACAAAATCGAACTGAAGACAAAGCCAATTTAAACTGCTCTTGTGAGTAATTACCATACTCTAAGAGAGTAAATGTTAATCCCCTTTCTTGAAGATGACTTAAAACAACCATTAAATGATTTCTAGGTCTATTTTTAAAGTAGATTAAACAATCTAATTCTGGATCTTTTTCTTCAATCTCTGGTTCGTAAATTGCAACAGGCCAATTTAAAGTTCCCCTAACATTGAAAAATTTTGTATACAAATCAGCAACCCACTGAGATGGTGTGATAATTTTTCCATACTCAGTAAGTTGTTGAAATTCTGGAGCAAAGGGCCAAACCTGTGGTCCAACTAGAAGTTTATCTTTATTCTTAAGTGTAGCGTAATTATTAATCTGATAAGGATCCCAATGCAGGAAAAGATTATTTTCATACTTTTCCTGATTAGTAGCAAAAGAAACTCCCGTATCTTCCAAAGAACGAAAGAGATTTTGAATTACTTTTTTTGGCCCAGACATTCTACCTTGTAGATGACTATCTCTATAAAAAATATTAAGCATTTTTAGCAATCCAATCTTCTAATATTTCAGTTGGTTGCCAACCAAAAGTGGTACAAAGTTTCTTATTGTTGGCAAGACTATATCTAGTTTCACCAGGGCGAGGAGCAATATTGACAGTATTTTCAGAAATTAATCTTGCAATTTGATTTACTGAATAATTTGTCCCAGTACCAACATTATATACTTGACCGTATGCCTCTGAATCAACTTCAGTAATCGCTGCAAGAATATTTGCATTTACGACATCACCAACATAAGTAAAATCCCTACGCTGATTACCATCACCAACAATGGTTAAAGATTCTCCAGCATCACGTTGACGAAGGAAAATGCCAATTACAGGGGCATACTGTCCCCTTAGAGGTTGACGTTCTCCATAGACATTAAAATATCTAAAGATAACTGTCCGAAGACCATAAAGTTCAGTATACATTTTACAAAGTTTTTCTCCATTGACTTTTGATACTGAATATGGATTCAAACAATCATCAGGTTGAGTTTCAATATTAGGAGGTTCATTACATCCATATGCAGAAGAAGTGGAGGAATACATTACCTTCTTAACTCCTGCTTCACGAGCACATTGAAGCACAGTGCAAGTTCCTACAGAATTGATATAAACTGCCTGAATTGGATTTTCAATCGCAGGCTGTATACGTGCTTCTGCAGCAAAATGAAATACATAATCAACTCCATCATAAAGAGGTCGTGTATTTTCATAATCACAAATATCTAATACGTGATTTTGTGCCTTTTCATTCCAATAAAATTTATCATGAGCGGAAGAAAATTCATTGTCAATAACAACGACCTCATTACCCTCTTCAACTAAACGATCAACAAGATTCGATCCAATAAATCCTGCGCCGCCAGTAACTAAACATTTCATTAATATACCCTCAATGGTTTCCAAAAATTTTTGTGTGGTTGAAAAAATTCAACGCTGGGATAAGAACTTAGTGGTTGATCCGTCCCATTCGAACTTGTTTGATAAAAGAAAGGATCATCAAATGCATATACATTATAATACCTTTGAACATCAGCAAACCCAATATCTTGATGATCTGAAATAAGATATCCATGATATGCTATCTTTTTACAAAGAGAGGCATACTCCTTATTATAATAAAGTATAGCATGGGCGCCTACCATATTATATACACGCAGTAATCCAGGATATTCTTCAACAGTATCGTATTGAACACAAGGACCAGAGTGTCCGTTCATTCTACCCCAAGATGAAATACCAAGATAAACTGCATCAGTATCATCGGGGACTTCAATAATTGGTTGAAAATTTTTTACAACACAATCATCTTCAAATACAATAAATGGAGCATCAACTTCATTTAAAGCATCATGATGAGATAAGGAACATCCTGCTAAATGTTTGTCAGGAAATACATTACCTTCAATACGAATGATTGTCTCAAATCCACATTCATTCAACATCTCCTGCATCTGGAGATTCTTCTGTTCGTCCTTCTTCAGGTTGATATAGATCGCTTTGATCTTCCTCAAATCTAATTGCATTTTCTTTAGTTACATACCATACATGACTTGGACCACTAGTTACTATTGGATAATCATATCCAAAACGCTCTCTAACCGCTTGTTCAACACCATTATAACCAGCATCCCAATCGTGCCCCATTATAATACCAGTTTTTTTAACTTTTGGCAACCAGGCTTCGATGTCATCTCTAACATCCTCGTAACCATGTCCTGCATCAATAAAAATAAAATCTAGAGATTCATCTTCAAAATCTTTTGCACCCTCAACAGAAGTTTTACGAATTACCTGCGCCCTTCCCTTATGACGTTTTAATTTTGAAAGAACTTTCTGATAATGTTCTTCTAAATCAGTATCAACTGGAACATTCCACAATTTTATATCAAATGGGTCGATACCATAAATTTTTTTAATTTTAGTATTCTTAAGAAGATATTGAATATGCTCTCCTCCAGCAATACCAATTTCAGCGCCAATTTTATATTGTGGATTTTCATTAAAAAAATTAGTAGTATATTTGTATGTACCAATCCAATAAAATTCTGTTGGTTCTTCCATTTGAATCAAGTTCTAAGTTCTTGGTGATTTTTCTTTAGAGCAACAATCTTAGGATCATAAGGATACTCAACATTTTGCATAAACTCCTCAGCATAACAATATGAGGGAGTCAAACTTAAAGTTGGTGGATTATCAATCAGATAACGATTCATTTGAGATTCATCGTGCCATAAGGCGATAACATCATTTTCAAGATCTTTAGTAACTCGATCAGCGAGAACTTCTGCCATTTCCATAAATCTCTTAGTAGATCCACCATTAAATCCACCAGCATAATAATTCTCTGGTTCTTCACCAACAGGAACATAAGCAAGACATTTTGGATTTCTATCGTAAGATCTTTGTTCTTTTGGATAGAATGATTGATATGGATGCATCGTTGCAACAAGATCACTAAGAATTTCATCGCCAACCTTAGCAACAATTGCCATATCTACGTCAAGATAGAAACAATAGTCGTGTTCCAGAATCCAATCCTTTTCTTTTACAAAATAATTGAATCTTTTTAGAGTTGGCATCGGCCAAGGTTCATGATCAATTTGACAAACTCTTACATTATCAGATGCTTCTACTTCATGATCTGTAAAAAGAAGGCAATTAATTTCATGCCCGTTCAAAAAGTTTTCTTCAATATTATCAAGAAGTCTCTCAACAAATTGAAGATACTTATTTGTGGCAATTGTTAGTATACAGATTTTCATAAAAACTCAAAATTTTCAAAAGTAATGTCTTCAACACTCTTATTTACACATTCTCCACCAAACCAATTCTGAGGAGCGAATACTTTTTGACTTTTTGCTAACCAAGCACCCCACCAAGAAAAAGAAGAATTAGCAATGATATGATACTGTGCGAGAGACATCATACACAAATCAACTTCTGTTCCATTATTTTCTGAGATGAAGAAACGATCTGGAGCGAAGAACTCATGGTCTTTACACCATTCAGTATCATCAGAAAATACAATCACAGGAATATCACTAGGAAGTTTTGCAAGTGCCTTTTGATAATATACAATGTCTTGAACGGGATGATTTGGATTTACAACATAATCACCTCTACGGATATGAAGAGAGATAACTTCAGTATCACCAAAGTTATCAACAATACATTTGCGGCAGTCCCGCATTACCTCAGATTTAAAAGTAAAATCTTTACGAATATCATCTTCAATGTGTTTAAAATATTTTTCAGATTGATAATATCCAAAAAGATCTATATTATCAGGACAATTTACAAATAATTCTTTATCAAAAGTATGGGATCTTTCTTGCAATACAGGATTTTGAACCAGACCTATTTTATTTGATTTTTCAATATCAAATACATCATAAAGAATTACATCAGAATTTTTTACGTTATTATCATTTTGTCCGAAAACTTCTCTAGGAGGAATGGAAAAATCATATTCACGATTAGTTGCAATACCCTTCAAAGAAGCATATTGAAACATTTGATTAGCAAGTCTTCCCAGATTACCCAGATGATTAAACGACAACATTTTTCTTATACCATTCATAAGTTTTTTCAATACCTTCACGCAGACCAATTTTTGGTTCCCAACCAAGAGATTTAATTTTATCTACGTTTAAAACTTTTCTTGGAGTTCCATTTGGTTTTGTTGTATCCCAATTAATATGACGATCATAACCAACAACATCAGCAATTGTTTCTGCCAGTTGTTTAATCGTTATGTCCTCACCAGTTCCAACATTAATGTGTCCTGGTTCATAATAGTTCTGCATACAAGTATAACACGCTTCTGCAAGATCATCAACGTGAAGAAACTCACGCATCGCAGAACCATCACCCCACAGTTTAACTTGCCAATATTCACTATGATTAAGAGCATTATGAAACTTGGCAATCATCGCAGGAAGAACGTGTGATGATTCCAAATCAAAATTATCATTAGGACCATAAAGATTTGTAGGCATCAGAGAAATGGCATTAAATCCGTGCTGCTGACGATATGCTTCACACAATTTAATTCCAGCAATCTTTGCAATTGCATAGGCATCATTCGTAGGTTCCAGAGCACCAGTCATCAACTGATCTTCTGTGATTGGTTGAGTAGCAAGTCTTGGATAGATGCAGGAAGAACCGAGAAACAAAAGTTTCTTAACTCCGAAATCATAAGCATTATGAATAATATTATTCTGAATCATCAAATTTTCATAAAGAAAATCTGCTTTATAATTATTGTTTGCCATAATACCACCAACTTTGGCGGCAGCAACAAAAACATATTCTGGTTTTATACCACTAAAAAATCCTCGGGTTTCTCTAGAATTTGTAAAATCAACCCAATCACGAGTTCCAGCAACAATATTATTATATCCTTTTTCTTTTAATTTTCTTATGATTGCAGATCCAACCATTCCTTTGGCACCCGCAATCAGGATCTTACTATTACTGTCCATAAACACACATATCCTCAACTAATTGTTTAAAAGAAATCTTGGGTTCCCAACCTAGTTTTTCCTTTGCCTTAGAGGCATCACCTAACAAAGTCTCTACTTCAGCAGGTCTGAAATATTTAGGATCTACTCTGATGACCGCTCTTTTAGTATTCCAATCATATCCAACTTCATCTAAACCTTCATTCATCCATTCAATATTCATACCAAAATAAGGCGCTGCTTCATCAACAAAATCACGAACTGAGTATTGAGTTCCAGTAGCAATTACAAAATCTTCTGGTTCATCTTGTTGAAGCATCAACCACATTGCTTCTACAAAGTCCTTAGCGTGACCCCAATCCCTTTTAGCATTCAAGTTACCCAAATACAAGCAATCCTGAAGTCCAACAGAGATTCTAGAAAGTGCCTGAGTAATCTTACGGGTCACAAAGGTTTCACCACGACGGGGAGATTCGTGATTGAAAAGAATACCAGTGCAGGCATACATTCCATATGCCTCACGATAGTTCTTTGTGATCCAGTACCCGTAGAGCTTCGCCACACCGTAGGGAGAGCGGGGGTAGAAGGGCGTTGTCTCCTTCTGTGGGGTTTCCTGCACTAATCCGTAGAGTTCGCTTGTGGATGCCTGGTAGATGCGTACACGCCCTTCCAGGCCCAGGAGACGCACTGCTTCTAGGATACGGAGAGTTCCAATACCATCAACATCAGCAGTATATTCAGGCATCTCAAAGGATACTTTAACGTGACTCTGAGCACCGAGATTATAAATCTCATCTGGTTGTACTTTTTGAATAACTCTCACTAAGTTAGTAGAATCAGTAAGATCACCATAGTGAAGAGTAAGACGATGATAAATCCCATCAATTCTGTGAGTATTGATAAGGGAGGATCTCCTGACGATTCCGTGTACTTCATATCCTTTTTCTAAAAGTAATTCTGCAAGATATGATCCATCTTGACCTGTAATACCAGTAATTAGTGCTTTCTTCATTAGAGTGAAATGATTTTTTCGATGGTCTTTACAGCACCATCCCAGCAGAGATGCTCATTATAGCACGTTTTACCATAATCTAACATCTCCTTATACTTACCACTACTAATCAATTCATCCACAATTCCTGGAATATGATGAATTTGATTTTCATCAACCATTACACAAAGTTTATTCCAATCAATAAATTGGCGGAATGGAAGCCAGAACTCATTACTAATGTAAATTGGGATACAACCCATCTGAATAGTTTCATAGAATCTAAATGATGCTGGACCATATCCACGAGGACATAGACCAAAAATAGAATCATTCAGAAGATCGCGGAAGGTATCAATATCTTCCTGATTAATTGCTGCAGATGGAGTTTCGTAGATATGGTATCCATCAATGTTACCCAAAACATCAAACATTTTTTCACGCAATTCATGAGTTCTACGACCACAGAAAACTGCTTTGTATTGCTTGTCTTTCCTTGGATATTCGGGATGAGGATCACAAAGAAGAGGAACAGGTTCGTATTCGGAATTTTTACCAAGAGGGGAACTGAACTTTCCAGATGCAGCAAAGATTTTACAGTTTTCAAGTTCAACGAGAGTTCCACCATCATACTGAACTACAGTAAAAAACTTCTCATCGGGAAGTTGTTCTCTAACTGCATTATAATAGTTAATCAAAGGTTGAACGTTCTGACCGTACCCATTAATTAAATGGTAGGCAGTCCATTGAATTGGCAAATAGATATAATCACTTTCAATCTTTTCAAGATTAAAGGCAAAATAATCAAAACATCTCTTTTCAATTAATGGGTTATTTCCCTGATGTGGGGGATAAACCATATTCATATCAGGAAGAAATTCCTGGGGAACATCAAGCATTCGCATTTTTAATCATCTCCTCATACATTTGTGATGCGGCACCCGCTTGCATACCAGTGCGTTGCCAAAAACTGTCATCGCGTATCCGATGAAAATAGTAAAGATCTGGAACAATTTGAAACATACCACCAAGAACTAACCAGTAGTAAGAAAATGCAACAACATCTGCTGCGTAAGGATTTACATTTGAATCTTCAAATGCATCCTTCAAGGAATTAACATAACGATCCCTATTAACAAAGAAATTTCCTGTGTTTAGTAATCCATTAACTCCCAAACCACATCCCATATTTTTAGAATATGTTTCCTCAACCTTAAAGAATTCCTGAACTCCCTTAAGATCAAATGGTTTATAACCGAATCTCCTATGATTCCAGTCATCCCATGCTCTCCATGCATCCTTACGTTGCATAATGGGAACACTGGGGCAATAACAAATCCTTTCATTCCATTCTGGAAGATTGTAGATTGCAGGAATGCTACAATCTACAAGGAAGTTATCACTATCCAAAAGATATACCCATTCATTCTTTGCCTGACTTACAACATGATACTTGTTTCTAAATCCGCCGATATTAATATCATTACGGATAACTTCAATCTTTTTTGCTTCCTTACCAGCATTTACTGAGGTAAGTAATTTTACTACAGATTGACAAGTCCCATGATGTTCGTTCATCAACGATGCATTAACATCGTAACTAATCTCTTCTCCATTGTTTATGGAACTGATTTTTTCTAGTAGATTGGTATACTGATCATCAGTTGAATAATCATCACAGATTAGAATTTCATCTACACGATCGTCGAGAAGAGGAATTCGAATAGCATCTTCAATATATTCAAAACTATTATAAAAAGGAATAGCAACTGTAATTTTATTCATCTTAAACAAGTATCAAGGAGCATTTTGTAGTATTCAACTTCAGTATCTGGACAAGCTTCAAGAGCATAATGTGGTTGAATTTTACATTCAGAATATGTTTTTGTATGACCTATCCATTGACCTACTATAAGATCCTTTTCTTTTAGATATCCACGTTTGATACATTCTTCAATATCAGATATCCTATTGCCAAAGACAGAAATTTTTTCTGGGTGACGAGAAGAGAGTGCTGATGGTTCAGGATACCTCAAAGGCATTTTAGTAGATCCTATAACTCTTACTCCAGTTGATTTGATATAATCAGATCCCATCAATTCAAACTGCCAAGGAGTTTGAATTTTGGAAAGAACATCAATCAAAAATTTACGACGCCAGATGCACAGTTGAGTTGTTGCAGAATAATTTGCATCCTTCTTTAAAACATAAACGTGTTCATCCAACATAGTATAATCACCGATTCTATATGAAGGACTGATTCCAAGTTTGGCAGCACCAATTGAATAGTCATCACTCATATAATCAATTAAATCAAAGTAAGCATCATAATCAATAAAATTACTTTGAAAATAATCATCTAAACCAAACATAATAAAATCATCTTTGGTATCATCTAATTGGGATAGATATTCAACCAGATATCTAGACCAAGATTCACTTCCACCTCTTTGCTCTACATCCAAAGAGACATATTTACCAGTAGAAAGTTCTCCATCATAATCACCATAATTGAGAAAATGAAATTCAAATTCTCCAGGTAAATATTTGTTTAACAAATAAGAACTAGCAGCAAGAATTTTCTTACTGCCCTCATAACCAACTAGAATGGATTTCATACCAACTCCATGATCTCTTCAATAGTGAATCTCTCTACCTCTGAAGAATTTAGACCACCCTCAACAATAACTTCATGAAAATTTTCTCCAGGTTGCAATCCAATTGTCTTAACTTTAGGAACGTTCCCTTCAGGAAGATACTTACGAATCATTGCCTCAAGAAGATCCCCAACAGACATTGACTTCATTTCTGGAACATAAGGTTTAGAATCCTGAGCTTGGTCTAAACAATCAAAAATTAGATCAATTGCCTGATCTACAGTCCAATAAAAACGAGTTGCTTCTGGATCAGTAATAATTAATTCTTCATCATTCTGCAGACGATCTTTCCATTTACAAAGAACAGATCCTGTCGAGTACAAAACATTACCGTACCGAACAGTTCTATATTTTGTTGTAGGATTAATCTTTTCATAATCACTGAAAAGACGTTCGTGAATAAGTTTAGTTGCACCATAAACACCACTTACTTGTGCTGCTTTATCAGTACTAATACCAAGAATAAAATCAATCGGATACTTACGAGTTAGTTCAAGTATATTTGATGTTCCAGTTACATTCCCAAGAACACACTCTCTAACATTTTGTTCTGCAAGACCAACGTGCTTAAATGCTGCAAGGTGAAAAATTGCATCAACACCTTGCACTGCCTTTTCAGCACAGTAAGGATCTGAAAGATCCCCAGGAATAATCTTCACAAAAGGAAATTTTTCCTTCAATGCAACAAGTTTTCCTTCATTCCTTGACATGGTTACAATGTTGGTACACCCTGCTGCTTCAAGGCGAGCAATAAGTTCTTGTCCCAAAAAACCTGCGCCACCAGTAACCAGGTAAGTTTTATTTCTATCTAAAATCATTTTACTCTCCAAATCGATAAACTTTCACGCCACCAAAAATAAAATTTATTGTAACGCATAGACTCTGTAATAAATTTATGCGTCTTCTCTTGATCCAATTCAAACCCCCAAGCATTCATTAGTTTCTCAACATCTTGTTTAGGAAGAGGACTAATATGTTGTGGTGGAGCATCTGCTGGTGGATATGTAGAACTCCAGGTAAGAATTAGATACTTTCCAGTCAATCTTTTAAGATTATCGAGGAAAACATCAAGATATTTTGGATCAATATGCTCTGCAACTTCAGTACAATTCACAAGATCAACTGTAATGTTATCATCAAAGGGATCGCGGATATCAAAAATATTGATACATTCCTGCACTTCCTCATCTGCATTTTCCTTTTGATATTCAAAATATTCAATACCACAACAATCAGAATGATTCAACATATTATACACTAGATGTCCCGTAGAACATCCAATATCACAGAAAGTTTCAATCTCATCAAGATCAAATGTTGCTTTGATGCAGTTATAAAACTCATCATAAGGAGAAGAATCCTCTCTGAGTTCCATCTCAGGAGGATACATAATATCAATATTAATTTTACCATCCTCATTAAATGCAAGAGGAGGATTACGATTTAAAATATGGGGATCCAAATCGGAGTGAGTCTTACCGATTACACTTGAAATACGATCATTCCAAGATAGGTTTTTTTGATAAAATTCTTCAATCATTCTCTTTCTAGTAAGATATGGTTTCCTTTACCTTCATAGGCAAGATAATCTATACCTTCATATAAAGGTTTTTCATCAATCTGATAATTAGTCCACTCACCAAAATATGGGCGGTTGATATCAATAATACCTGCAAGAGCATCAATTGATGAACCAACATCAAGAAATACTGCATCAGTATAGTTCTTAAGTCGATGAATTAATCCAGATTTAACATGACCCATTCCCATTAAGAAGATCTTAGAAGTAGAATTAATCAGTTGCTCTCCGACTAGTTTTTCAGTAGCATCAATATCATCACAAGCAAAACGTTGTGGAAGAGTAATATAATCCTCGAACTTTTCAAGACCAAGATACTCTTGATATTGAGGTGCTTCCATCAAATTCTTAATGATATTGATTTTACGATCAGCACCAATCAAACCAATTTTTCCTGCAAAGTTCTTAAGTAACCACTTATTAGCAACCAACCCATAACCATATTCAGCAGGAAAATCAATATTAATGCCTGGAAGAACCTCACTAAAGCGTTCACGATTTTCGGGGTAGATTTCACAAGTATAGTAATCGCACTCTGTAGCGCCTTCTACGAATGCCTGGTGATTGATTTGATCGTATCCCTTACTTAAGGCACGACGACCAGGAGAAGCGCTCCCAACACCTTGCTTCTTCAGGAAGAAATAATCACCATCACCAAACTTATAGAAAGTACTTGATGCACCCTGATCTACAAGTTCAATGAGAAGATTTTTAAAGTTCTCAAGTTCAGTCTGGAATTCAGGAAAAGTTTCAGAATTACCAAAGCAAGGGTGATTATCTAAATTTACAGATTCTTCAATTTTATAAAGGTCCAAATACATATCAATCCTCCGTTACAGCAACACCATGATAGACAGCGGTCTTTCCATCATAAGAAGAAATACCATTATCGCCATAGTACTCTTTTACCCAATAAATTACATAATCAATATCTTCTTGAGTCATTCCAGGATGACAAGGAAGACTGAGTAGTTTTCTCCATTCACGATCTGCAACAGGATAATCTCGATTTTGCTTTACAATATTATATTTGTGAAGTGGTTTAAAGTGAACGCTAGTATGAATCTTTTTATCAGCAAGATAATCGATCATATTACTACGTTCAGCAGCAGGAACACGAGCACAATAGTACTGAACGGTTTCACTATGAGCTGGTGTACGAATCAGTCCGTCAAGTCCTTCATTATAAGACTTCTGGATATGACGACGCCATTCAAGATTTTTAGGAAGTTTCTTCATCTGCTCCAAACAAATAGCAGCAGAAAGGTCAATCATATAGCACTTATAACCAAGAACATCAACCTCATAGTCCCAAGAATAACCAGGTTTACCAGTTAGTCCATCATCTTTACGAACACGAGAATATGTGCTACTAATTCCCAACCAAGTCATAGGAATTAGTTTCTCATACAATTCCTTATCGTTAGTGGTAATCATTCCACCATCACCACAAGGCATTGTTTTTACTGCCTGGAAAGACCATACAGCAACATCACCTTTTGTACCAGCACCAGGAGTATAGCAACTGTGGGCGCAATCTTCTAGGATAAATCCATCATAAAATTTGCGAATCTCATCAATCGGAGCAGGAGTTCCTGCATGATTCACAGCAATCATTGCCTTTGTATCTGCCCGCAAATGCTTCCGAACATCCTCAGGATCAAGGCAGAGAGTATCTTCAAGAACATCAACAATATTAGAAGTGCAATTATTCCAGAGTGGAACAATAGCAGTTGTCATAAAGGAAATGGTAGGATTGATAATATCACAATCTTTAATTCCTAGTGCCTTAAAAACAAGATCCTGACCGCTAGTAGCACTATTTACAGCAACTGCGTACTTAGCACCGACAAGTTCGGCAAATTGTTTTTCAAATTCTGCAACCTTAGGTCCTTTACCCCACCATCCACTTTCAATAGATTCTCTCAGAGAATTCAATTCTTCTTCACCGCCTACAGGGCGAAGAACTGGCAACATAGTTTCACGAATCTTCATTGGTTTCCTCATCTTTCTTTTCTAACCAGGCGATGCCTCGGCAATCATCACTAGTACTGATTAAATTATATCCGTACTTACGACTAAAGTCAACCATTGCACGACCAACTCTATCTGGATATGTGCGAGTATCATCCAGAAGAATCGTAGTAATTCCTAACCGAGCACAGTTTGCCAAGTCACTTGAAGCAACATCATAAGAGTGTCCTCCATCAACCCAAGCAAGATCAAACTGTTTATCAGTAGTATATTCTGATAGGATCTCTACAGAATCTCCACAATGAAAATCAATAAAGTTCTCACCGTAATATTCATTCACCATATCAACACAAGTTTGACTGGGAGCATCAATACCAAAAGTTACAATCTGAACTTCGGGTAAAACTTTTTTGGCGAGATAGCAGTATTGTGCCTTATGAGTTCCGATCTCCAAAATTCTTTTTGGTTTAACTTCCTCAAGAACTTGAACGTGTGAAAGAACCTGGACTCTCATCGAATCAAGATCCCCAGAAACATCACCAGAATCATAATAAAAAGTTGAACCATCCAAACTAACATCTACAGCATGAAGTTTTTCGATAAACTCATAATCAAAAGACTCAACAAATTGACCAAATAATTCTTTATTGTAAGGTAACATAATTAGCAAACGTGAAAATTGTTAACATCAAGGGTTTTTTTATTTCTTTCCCAATCATTTCGAATCATTCCCAACCAATTCAACCACTCATATTCAATTTTATTTTCTTTAACAAAATTGTATAAAATTTGTTCTGAACCAAGATGTTGAGACAAATCTACTTCCATGTGTTTGATGGCATATTCTGCGTAATCAACCATTACAGAAGTTTTCATTGAAAAAAACATATCATTATAAATTCCTGTTTTATGACTCTCTAAAAACTTACCATTTAGAAATGCAAAATCAGGATTTGATAAGAGTGCTTGTTTTTCCAACGTTTCTGTTCTTTCAAAAACGTAGGGGCAGGTAAAGAATCTTCTTGCTGTGATGTAAGAAACATTCCTATAATTATCTAGGTCGGTTTCATCAAGGGCAGATTTGAGCATCAAAAGCTCACCCATTCCCTTATTCTTTGTGCCAATATTTGCTTCGCTTCCAACAGCACATAGTTCAGATTCCGAAAGAAGTTCCCTCAGTTCTTTATTTTTAATTTGGTCTGGATCATCAATTGTATTCTCACAAATGAGGAGATCAAAAGATTCAGGCAAAACTCTCTTTAATTGTTTGATGCATATCAGGTATTCTTCCTCCCTACCATCATTTACTTCTTCAGACAATTGAAGAGGACGAATAGAGCAGAAACCTAGAGCAAGATTTTTCATAGATAATTTTTTTATAGTTTAGCATAAACTTCAGGAAAACACAAGTCATCAAGACCATCAATCAAAGGAATACTGATTTCAAATCCCAATGACTTGAGTTTATCCAAGTTTAAAGTGAAATTTTTTGCCTGAACTCTTTTATAAAATTCAGGAGTTTCTATTGAAATTATATTACTTTTGCTACCCAACATTGCTTTAGTGAGAAGAATTATTTCCCTATAAAGTTCTGGAGATCCTGCACCAATGTTATAGATCTCATTTAAATTTCCATTATCCATAATATGTTTAATGGCGCGAGAAGCGTCTTCAACATGCATATAATCTCTGTAATATTCTCCATTATCATATAAGGTAATATCTTGATTCTCCCTAAGGAGATTTACCATATGACCTAAAACATTCTTTTTGGATGTTTGAGTTTTATCACTCCCATAAACACTTGAACTACGAATAATACGATACTTAATATTAAAAGTTTCACAAAAAGAAACTAACAATTGCTCTGCTGTTCTTTTTGTAATTGAATAAAATCCTTTTGGGTCGCAATGATCTGTTTCTTTAGCATTTAGGATATCGGATCCATAAACAAACCCTGTACTAATATAATTGAAAATAACATCAGTATTTTTACAATGCTCCAAAACTTCCATTAATATATTCAAATTTGTATTGATGTCTATATGAGGGTCATCAAATATATTATAATTGCTAGTTGTACTTAAGAAATAAACAATATTATTTGTTTGTGGTTTTCTTTCTTCTCTTGGAATAAGGATTACTTCATCATAAAAAACTTTTTGAAATGCACTTCCTATAAATCCAGTTCCACCATAAACTGAAATTTTATTACTCATACTTCTCACATTCTTCAAGAGTTTTTCCAATAGCATCCTTTGAAGAAATGATTGGATTATGAGAATTCCAAGTTAAATTTAAGGCAGGATCATTCCAAAGCAAAGTTCTTTCATATTCTGGATAATAATAATCAGTTGTTTTATACATTACCTCAGCATATTGACTAAGAACATAAAATCCATGAGCGAATCCTGGGGGAATCCATAATTGAGTATTATCATTAGATGGTAATTGAACCATCAAAGATTTCCCAAATGTAGAAGAATTTCTACGGAGATCAACTACAACATCGCTAATTGATCCTGAAATACAACGAACCAATTTTCCTTGAGGATGTTTTATTTGATAATGAAGTCCTCTAACAACATTCATACGGGATTTTGAATGATTATCCTGAACGAAATCTCCATCAAATCCCGTCAAATCTTTAAATTTTTTAAGGTTAAATGCTTCAACAAAAAACCCACGTTCATCACAGAAACGCTCTTCTTTAATTAGATAAACATCATTAAGTTCAGTTTTGATTGCTTTCATACCATTCTATTGTTTTTGTTAGTCCAACGTATAATGAATATATTGGGGACCAAGAAAGATCGTCCCTTATTTTATCTATACTAGTAGAATATCGCCTATCATGCCCTGGACGATCCTCAATATATTCTATCATACTTTCATCCCTACCCATCATATCAAGTATCTTCTTCACAAGAGTAATATTGGTGACTTCACATAATCCACCAATATTATATTTTTGTCCGTTCTTACCACACTTCCAAACTTTCACTAAGGCATTACAATGATCGTTAACGTATATCCAATCACGAACCTGAAGTCCATCTCCATATACAGGAATTTTCTTACCTGCAAGAATATTTAAAATTGTTTTTGGAATAAACTTTTCCTTATGCTGCCTAGGTCCATAATTATTAGAGCAATTTGTAATATTTACAGGTAGACCGTAAGTATTATGATATGCCATCACAAAATGATCGCTCGATGCTTTTGATGCAGAGTAAGGATTTCTTGGATCATAAATTGTTTTTTCAGTAAATGATCCCTTTACTATTGACCCATAAACCTCATCTGTAGAAATATGAATGAACTTTTCAATTTCATATTTAACAGCAAGATTTAAAAGATTAACTGTTCCAATAATATTTGAATAAATGAATTCCGAACAATCTTTAATTGAATTATCAACATGACTTTCTGCAGCCAAGTGAAAGATTGTTTTAATTTTATGTTTGGAAAAAACATAATCACAAGCATCTTTGGATGCAATATCAACTGTATAAAATTTAACAGGATCGGGAATATTATGCCAATCTGAGGCATAGGTCAACTTATCAATACAAATAATCTCTTCATCAGTTTCTTTAACTAACTGATGAAGAAAATTACTTCCAATAAATCCAGCACCACCCGTAACTAATATAGTCATTTTTGTCCGTACTTTTCTAGAAGTTCTGGAGAATACTGTAAAATATCTTTGATATCTTTTTCTTCTCTCTTTGCTTTCTCAAGTTCGTAAACACGATTTCTAAGTTCTGTGGTAGAGAACTGATGCCTTCTCAAATGATAATAGATCTCTATATCATTATCAATACAATACTGCTTTCCAGTGAAATCAATATCCTTATACTCTTCACTCAAAAATCTAATATCAAAACTTTGAGTCTTAATTAAATTAAGAAGATCTGCTTCCGAATCATAAACGAGAATTTCATCCACATATTTACACGCCTGTACCTGAGCGTATCTCTCATAAATTGATTGTACTGGTTTATTTTTTAAACTAGGTCTATCAATTGTTGGATCAACCTGAAGTGCTACCTTTAAGTAGTCGCACATTTCCTTTTCCATTTTAAGCATAGTAACATGCCCAGCGTGGAAAAGATCGAAGCAACTACAATTAAAACCAATTTTCATATAAAAAATACTTTTATATTATTATAGCAAAAAAGGAGAGTTTATGCAACTCTCCCCCCTAGATCTTTTAGTCTCGTCACCAATTTTTTAACTGGAAATTGGAAACCAGGCGGAGAAAGAATTCCCCATCCGCACCACTTGCTTTTGAAAAAAGCAAGAAAACAATAGGGTCATAATTGACTCCACCAGTACTTTTAAAGTCTCTCCGTGACTAAAGGGGTTGCTCCCGACCAGGGCAGAGTTTTAAGTCTACTCCGAGACTAAACTTATGGATTATATAAAGTTGTATTCCAAGGATTAACTAAAACAGAAGTTCTGTTTCCTTGAAATTCTTCAACTTCATGAAGAACTCCTGGAGGAAAAATTACCAATCTATTTTCTTTTGGATGAATGACATCAGAATCTAGAATTAGATTTCCCCCACTAAGATTATCTACAATTACATAAAAAATAATAGAACAGATAGGAAAACTAAAAATTTTTTTTTCATTATAAAGTTTTTCATCTCTGTCATAATGTAGAGTTGGAGGTCTGGTATTATTTTGAGTCCAAAATTCATACCCTACTGCTGAAGAAAAATCATAATAGTTTTTTGCCTCTTCAAGAAGAGAAGAACATAATTTAAAAAATTGATGATTTTCACCAAATTTATACCATAAGGTAGTCAATTTGTTATTTACATTTTTTCCACCCAATAAACTAATGTGTTCTTTGAATGAATAAAATTCATCTTTTTTAAGAAAATGATCTATTACTATTGTAATTTTTTTTGGTCTCTTTGATTCCAACTTTAATCTTCTTTAATGTAACAAGGAACACAATCTGGATCTAACCATTTCGCATATTCGATATCTTCCATTGCAGTAGTACATTGCATAGAATTATCAAACAGATAAATGTCATTCCAACGTTTAGTGTAATAATCTTGTTTTTGCATACGGTAATCGATCATACCGTTGAGTTCGATGATACCTTTTTCAACGAATCGGTATCCTTCACGTTCAAAAATAACTTTTGTCATCATGCAACTTCAGAGGTTTCAAGGTCTTGGGCGATAGACTCAATTAGAATATCATAGTTATCCAAAGGATCTTCAGAGAACATTACACCTTCATTTTCATAATAACGACGAATCTTTTTGTAGAGTTTCGGATTCTTTACATCAAGATAAAATTCACCATTGACCGCAGATTTAAGAGTTTGGAGGTCTTTCTTAAATTTGATTGTAACCGACATTGCTTTGATTTGTTTGCCTAGTAATTATAGGATGAATTGACCTTTAAGTCAAGTGTGCCAGTTAGGAAACTGGTAATCGGCGTGGCAGGATTCGAACCTGCGACCCTCCGCTCCCAAAGCGGATGCGCTACCAAACTGCGCTACACACCGTTAATATTTCTATATATACCAACTATACCATAGATACCCAGCATTGTCAATAGATATACTGAAAATACAAACATTACTGGATTTTCTGCCAGATATTCCATAAGGCTAGTCATAAGTTCTCCTTAATTAACCAGATTGCATGAATGATTCCAAAGGTAAATAATGAACCTATAATACCACTAATCCATCCAACTCTTATTTCGTGAGATAGAATCTTTTGGTCTATAAGTTTCTCTATTTCATCAGGTGTCACTTTTACCACCAAGAAAGTTTTCTAATGGGTCTTTACCCGTTTTTATTATAGCACATGCTCTTTTATAAAAATGATTTTCTATATTTCCAGACTTCTCAAATGTTTCTTTGATCTTCACCCAATTGTTTAAGGTGTGAGAATCCATTTATTTGTATCGCATTTCTACTATAATTTAGTATAGAAACAATTCCCAAATGGTTATTATGTTTGAATACTAAAACATACAATCTAAAATTGTATCTTTTATAACGGAAGGTGGGAGAGTCGAACTCCCAAGGGCTTTAACACCTCAACGCTTTTCAAGAGCGGTTCCGTCACCAATCGGATTGACCTTCCTTGTATGCTATAATTATAGTATATATTAGATAATCTGTCAAGATGGTAATCAGAACTAAACTATCAAAAATGATGGGAGTAATAAAACCAAATAAACTTCGTTTAGAATTTGAAAGTCTATTGAGAGATCTTGGTTATAGAGATCGTTCTCCTTTATACTTTTGTGAAGAGGAAACTAAACAAATTAACTATATGTGTTCTGATGGTGCTATGGGAATCTACAACACTATTATAGTATATTTTAATAAAAAAAGTTATCTTTACAGTGAGTTTAATGGGAACTATGGTAGTCCTTTCATTAAAGAAAGGATTTCAGCACTTGCTGAAAACATCCATTTTAATGAAAAAACAAGAATAGGTGAGGTAAGTTGGAAAGTCATATACACCAAACAACCAACAGAATTTACATTGGAACAAAGAAAAAAAATATTTTATGCATTTATTAAAGATACTTATGAGCATTTTAATAATGGTATGTTAGGTCTTAAACCAAGAGTTGGAGATGTGTTAGTATCTAATCCCTATGGACCCAAAATCAATCAAGGATTCAGCGAACATTCACTAGAAATTGGAACTAGACAAAGAGCAAGTCTATCTAAAAAACTTGGATTTAGTGAAATGAAACCTGATGGTTTTTGCTATGCAAGATATGATGAAAACCTAAGATTAAGACCACTATGAGTATAATTAGAGCACCAAAACAAAGAATCAAATTTGAAAGAATGCTTAGAAGTTTTGGATATAGAAATAGGGAAACTGCAAATACATATTTTAAAAAAATAAATCACCAAATGCTAAAGGATTGTTATCCTGAATTTTTAGATATTAATCTTGTTCTAACTCGATATTTAAATAAAAAAAGTTTTCTCTATCAAGAATTTTTAAAAGATACTCACCTACCAAAGAAAGAATTATATAAAAAGTACAATTACTTGTCTAAGAAAATTAGATTTAAAGAAAAAAATAGAATTGCAGAACTTGGATGGGAATTAATTTTTTATAAAGATCCAGGTATTTTATCAGACAACGATCGAAGAAAAATTCTTTTTCGAGTAATAAAAGAGTTAGTATCAGTTTACCGTAATAAAAATTATCCTAGATCTATGAATGCAAATCCAGGACATATATTAATAAGTAAACCTTGGGATCAAAAACTCCATATGGGAATGACTAAATTTCCAGAACTTATTCCTAAAAGATCTTCTTTAAATTCTAGATGTGGTTTTGGAAATCTAGATCAATATAATTATGAAATTGGTATTTTTGATCTACAATTAAAGTTAAATCCTATTTGATTTCAAAATCTAGTTTGCGTATTTTTCTATTTCTACGCGCATTCTGATAGGCAAGATCCTCTGAAGTAAAGAGACTTGCCTTTTTTGTTTCCTTACTATTTGAAACCATAACTACTCGATTAAGATCTAAAGCAGTAATTGTTTCTCCTTTAACTGTGGTCATATTGGGACAACCACAACATTTTGTTCTTATATGGTGGCTGGTTAATTCAACCCCACACTCTTTGCATCTTACTGTTAACATTGTTCTTATTCACTAAACTCCTTGTACTGGAGGTTGTTGTATTTGTTGTTCTGGTGTTACTGGTTCTTCTGGAACTTCTATCGGTGTTTGTTCGGAATCTTCTATTGAAAGTTTGGCAGTTTTTTCAATAAATGCCCTCAATTGCCAAACAAATTTACCATGAGATTCCATTAGATCTTGAGAAAGATTTGCAGTTGCATATTGCTTTTGTGCCTCTGCTTCTTCTGATAATACCGTCAATAGATTAATTAATGTAATATTGTCGGCAAGCAAACGCTTGATCATCTCATCCGCTTTGGTAACTGGTTTCCCTGCAATAATTTGCTTCTGTCCCATCTCATCAATTTGAGAAGTATTTGATCCTTCACCAATGGTTGCAACCTCAACCATTCTTGTGAGAGTTCCAATTGGGCGAACATTCATATAGCGCATATGCTCGCTGATACGATCAATCTCTTCAAACATTGTTTCATACTGTCCACCAAAGAGAGTATGAAGTTGTTGGAAATCAGGTCCTACAACATTCCAATGAAAAACCCAAGTTTTATGAAAAAGAACAAAAAGATTTGCCTGCACATCACTAATGAGTTTGTATAATTTTTCCATTATAGACTTTTCTTATTATTTATCAATTTTTTGGTTCTTTTAGTCCCTTTGGTCCTTTTTCGTAATACTTATCTCTGCTTTCGTCATTCTTTGCTCCATACTTTCCGTTACGAAACATATCATCATATGTATCATCTTTTGAAAAATTTCTGGGCGTTCTCCTCAGTCCATGTTCATTACCACGAATATTTTCACTTGGTTTTCTAAGATCAGGAGTCATTACAACATTTCTTCTACCGTGAGAATAATCCTCTCGATTTTTGTGCCTTTGGTCTTTACTTGTCTTTACATTCTTTTGGTCATCGTGGGCATTTTTCAATTTCCCGTATCGTTCCAATTGTTTATCTGACGGGGAATGCTCTGGATTTTCCACATTAGTAGAAATTCTCTTTGCTCTATTTTTTTCCCTTGGGGTCCATCCACTTCTTAAAGGTCTATTCTTATCGTCCCAAGGAATTTTACCCTCAACTAACTCACATTCAGTAATAAAATCTCTAAAAGTTTTCATTT